TCATTTACATTAATATCTGTAACATCGTCAGCCGTTAAAACATAATCATTTTTTCCGGTTTTTTCCATTTCTTCTTGTTTGTCATCAAAAAATTGTGATAATTTTTGATTAAAAGGATATGAATCATAACTTCTTAATTCCAATTTTTCTTGAGGGGTTTTCTCTCGATACTTCTCGATTTTGTTTTCAAGTGAATTAAGTTTACTCATAATGGTATCCATCTCACCTAGTTTTTGTTCCAAGGTATTCAATTGATTGAACAAGTTTTCAAAATAATCGTCTTGTTTGGTTTGGATATTTTTTTGAGCGTCAACCAATTCGGTAATGTCAAGTTCTTCTGAATCAGAAGACCCTTCACCCTTATCTTCCTCAGATTTTCCTTCAGCGTCTACTTTTTCAACATCTGGGTCAGATTCAACATCAATTGGTTCGGGTGTTGGTGGTGTGGCTTCCGCTCCGGGCGCTGGTGGTGTTGCTTCCGCTCCGAGTGCCGGTGCGACATCATCCCCAGGTAATGGTGCCGTTAAAGCATCAATAGCTTCCTGTTCTGAAATATAGTTATTAATACTTCTATATCTTTGGATTTCTTCTAATATTTTTTTATCTAAACTCATTTAATTAACCGTTTAATAATTGTTTTATACCTCTTGAAGTTTCAACTCTGACTTTTCTATTAGCTGTTGTTTGATGTCCCGCTCTTTCGATAAGTCCGTCTTTTTCTCTAACCACATAACAATCACCAGTATCTAAGTCACAAACTTGTTTGGTTCCGTCACCATTATCTTCTTCAGAGTATCTAACTGATTTTCCAAGATAGTTGTCTAATGTTGCTTTTAAATTCATAAAATTATTTTTATATATAAATATACAACAAAACTAAATAAGTTAACTTGTTATAACTGTAAATGAAAATGTTTGTGAAATATCTCTAATAATATCATTGGGATTATTGGTGACATTATAAACTACATTTCTGTCGAGAGGTTCTGCAACTAAAGTAATTTTACTTTGAATTTTAGTGTCTTTATTGATATCAATAACATAAGTAACTCGTTCACTAACCGCACCTTGTATATCAACATCGGTAATTGAGAAACTTTGTCGATTTCCACTCACATTATTTTCAAACTCTTTTTCAAAGGTCCCTTCCCCAATTTTCTCATCTACAATTGTATTGTTAGGTCCAACAACAGGTTTAGTTGCAGTCCATGTCCATTTAACATATTCAGGTAAAATATTCCATTGACCCGAGCCAGGGTTGATAGTGACTACCATATTGGTGTCCCCGCCTGTTGTTTGATTAGGTGTTGTATTTGCAATCAATACCACTGGTTGAGGTTGAGTATTAACATTAGGTGGTAATCCCGGTGGTGTTATTGGTATCGATGGCGTTAATTGTTGAGGGTTATACGTGAATGCACTAAGACTTATCCCATCACCATTTAATCCTTTAACTATTATCGAGTCTTGTTGAAGAACCGGAGTATTACTATAAGGAACAATAACACTAATATTAAATCTACTATTAATCGTTATATTTTTTGTGGTCGTTACATTGTTGATTGTGACTGCGGTAACTTGGTCTAAATTATCACCAATAATCGTTAAAATAGTCCCACTAATACCTGTTAATGGCGAAAATGTATTTATCGTCGGAGGTGCACAAGTAACACTCACGCTAGTCGTATTTAAATTATTAGTTGGGTTAGTTATACCATTATTTGTATTCTCAATACTTTTAATTTTAGCGTTATTAACTTTTTTTAGTTCTTTACTTATTTCAATAGGTAATCCCACAAGCCCTGCTGAGTTAAATGCGTCATCAAATGTTTTTTGTAATTGGGTATACTGACTTAAATTTTTGTCAAAATAGTCTTGCGATACCTTAGATACAGGCCATTCACATACATAGTATTTAGTAATTCCAAGTCCTGTGGTTTCATCAAATATCCGAATAACATTTCTACTAAGTCTTGTAACCATGAATGATAAGAACTCTTTAACTGTATCGAAAATTGCGATTGGTTGTGATGTTGTATCGGGAGTCAAATTTGAAATATTCAAACATGAAAATTTATTTTGCGAAAAGAACTTAACACTATCCCCATAATCATCTGTTGTTAATGTTATATTTGCAAAATTATTATTATATCCATTAAATACACCCGAACCCGGTATAAATGTATTAGGATAACATATCATATAAATTAAAACTTGTATATAAGGGTCAGTTGTTTCTTTTTTAATTTCGTCGACAAATTGTTGAGGAGTGAGTTTAGTCAATACCGAAGATTGAGCATCTCCCCATGTTTGGAAATTGGATGATAAATTATTTCTACATGAATTACTAGCGGCACTACTATTTTTACTAACTTGGGAAACATATTTTGAGGTATCGATATTTGTAATCGCTTTACCTGTTACACTATCTTTAGAATTTCTAATTAAACTTTCAACGTTTGTCAATAAATTCTGATTAATACTTTGTAAGTATTTGTCAATTGGCGGTAAATTATAAGTGCTTTGTCTAGTCCCTGTGAATGTTGTTTCAAAAGTTCCTGGAGTAATTGCATGATTGACTTCAGTAATAAAATATGCCCCATGAAACATTGGGATATGATTTAAATTAAAATACATTGTAGGTTGTAGTAAAGCATTTCCAAGACATTGGACAGTGCACTGATAACTTCTACCTTTATAGTATTCATATAATCCATTATTTTGGGTTGCAACATTCCTACCTGAATATTGGTCATTCATATTAATAAGCGTCATAACCGATTCAGAAGTCGCTTTGCCAGGGTCCATAGTTACATTAATCGAGTAAAATACATTTTGATTTCTGATACCAGCATCAACATTAAATCCAACACATTTGTTTGAAATTCCCCAATCTTTTTTGTTTGTAATATCTTCAATCAATGGGTTATCAGTATATCTCCTCATTTCAAATGAATCACTTCTAAATCTTGAATTTTTTGGTAGTTCAAGATGTTCCGAAGGTTTTCCAATAAAGAAACAAACCATTTTTGGACTTGAGTTTGTATAATCGGCCTCCAAATATGTTCCCCACATTCTATTTCCAAATTCTAAGCTCCCCTCAGCGTTTGGTGTTGTTATTCCTGATACATCCTGCACATTATAAAAATTGACATAAGATGGTAATGGCATTACATAAAATTTATTATTAATTAAAATTTCACTTAAAAACGAATATACACTCATTCTCATATTCAAAGCACTTTTACTAAGAACATTTCTTAAACTAAAGATATCTAAAATTATAGTGTCACCAATATTTCTAGACGCTCGGTCTAAAAATAAAAAATCTTCAAATAATGTTTTAGTTGAAAAATCCGAACCTGCAATCCATTTATCATTTAACGCCTTGAATACTTCCCAAGTTTCAATTTTACTTTGCTCACCGTCAATAACGCTCTTAATAGTTCTCTCAGGTAATTCTTGTTGATTAGGTAGCCCCTCTCTTATTTGTGTTAAAATTGAATTTAATATGTTACTTTGGAAATTAGAAGTTTTTGTCAAATATTCTTGAAGCTTACTCTTAAATTGCAAAGGAGTTATCGTAGGTTGTAGTAGTTTTTGAGTTGCCGACATTTTTATAATTGGTGCCAACAATTTGACGTTATTTGTGGTAAATTCAATATTATTGTCAATAAAAAAATCAGTTATATATGAACCTCCATCAGAATATTTTAAATTAGTTATTGTTGAGAATCCAACTTCAGTTTCTAATGCTAACCACGCATCAGGGTAATTTGTTTTTGATGTGGATAACGTAACATTATTTAATACTGACGGTAAACTATTCCTAACGTAAGGGTTAAATATTATTGGGTTAACAATTGAATTATTACCCCCTCCTTGAGCCAGGTAAGAATCCATAACCCTCCGGTTATATTGTGCAGGATTCCCATACTTCAATATTACATCATACTCTAAGAATGATTTAATTGTGCTAGAAAATAATGATAATTGGGCATCCCCAATGGTATTAAAATATTGTTCGCTAGTTACTGAAGAATTTTTTGAGTTAATCTCCATTAAATTTCTGAACAAGTATTGGAAATTTTTATATAACACATTAGGGTCTGAAGGAGATTGCCCTATAGGTATTATTACTTCAGGACCTAAATCAATATTTGCAATTGGTTTAGACCAATTCAAAAATTCTTGTTCAAATTTATCTAAAATACTTTTATCAAAGACCGAGAAAATTTCTTCAATTTTAGAATACTCGTCGGTAGTTAATAATTTAAATGGTGATTGTTGTGTCGTACCAGTTTCAATTTTATTCAAATAAGAATCCGGTTGTGGTTTAACTATTTGTTCATTATTAAAGTAACCATAATTTGGTGATGCCCATAGTGTTCTAACGGAACCATTATATATTGAATTGTTATCAATAAAATTACATATTGATTGATTATTGTTAACACATTCAATTTTAGTTTGATTAAATTGGGTTCCAAATGAAGGTATAATATAATATTTAAGACTACTTGTGTTATTACTTGGGTTACATTCAGCTCCTGTGGATGTATCATCCCCTAATCCATTGGGAACAATAACCGACCATGTTTCAATATTTTGGAATGGGTATGTGTTTCCGCTTGACGTTTGTATGTTTGAATCAGTGAAATTAAATACTTGAACTCCATAATCAATACTTTTTTGTATTTCACTATCTGTGTAATTTTGATACAAATCATAACCATTATAAAATACGTTAAAATCGTTAATTACTTTTGGATAAAATCCTGTCTGTATTTCAACACTATCATTAAAAGTATTTTGTAATGTAATTTTTTTAACCCCTTCGTAATTAAATGTATATGTTTTAGTATCAGAACTAACTATCGGGTCAAAATTCCCTTTATAGTCAAAATTCTTCCAAGCAGAATCTAAAATATCGACATTATCCGTTTTGTATGTTTTATATCGATACCATATAGACCCAAGTTTTAGAACCCAAGCATATGGCATTTTATGTATCGCACCAAATTTTTTGAAACAAGATGCAATGTAATCCAAATCACTAGAAGCGTCTAATGTTTTATATTTCTCCTTTAGCGATGCCAAGGGTAGTGAATTGATAAAAAGATATGCCGCTTGGGTATATGGATGCGGGTCCTTTCTTCTCCAATTATAAACCCCGTTTTGAATTGCGTTTACAAAATAAGGTGTGTTTAACAACGATGTTGTTGTTTCAATAGAGTTATTTCTATTTGGTGAAAAATAATTTACGTATCCTTCAGTTGGTATAAAAAACGTCGGGTTTTTTCTTAAATCATAAAACGCGGATAATCCAATTGTTGATACGTCACTTGTTGGGTTAGAAACTCTTATATATGAAAAATTAGTTACGGGTCTATTAGTACTATAATCGTAAACACTATTAAAATTAGAAATGACATCTCTATCTTCAAATACAGTTAATACTCTATTAGTTGAGTATACCGAATTTTTAGTATTAGTCGCACTATTCGCCATATTATCAGAAACCCATTTTGGGTCAGTGAACGGATAAGTATCAATTATTATTGGCTCATTAGTTACGTTTTTAACTATTTGCAATAACCCATCAGAAATTGTTTGTATTTGAGGTTCTTTACCTAAATCATTTAAACTTAATATATTGAATGAATTATCGGTCAACGCTTTAATATATGGTGTGACAAAAAAATCTCTAATAAAATCTTGGTAAGAACGTCCAGTACCTTGATTTGATATGTTTTCTAAAAACGTAGGATAGTTCTCAGAGGTTATATTGTAATTTTTAAGTTTTAATGTTAAGAAAGGTGAACTAACCCCCAAACTTGTTTTAATGTTATTTGTTTCGGCGTTAACAATCAATTTTGATAATTGGTCAAGTTGATTGTTATTACCTCTAATAAAATTAGAGTAATTTGAAGTTAAGAATTGTCTTTCCCATATTTCATAGAAAAACTTAATCTCTTGTTTATTAACATACGCAATCCCTTGAGAGGGGTATTCAATCGCATTAACATTAATTATATTTGTTGTGTTTTGGCTATCGATTGGGGGTTGAGTAATTGGCACATCAAATTTTTGTCCGAGACCTTTAAAGTATTCTTCAACAAATTCAACTTCAGGCCATACATCATATAACCATCCTTTTGTTTGGTCAACATACCCTGGGTCTCCAGGATATTTTAATTGAAAACGACCATTCTTAAAATCCGGTGACTCCACAAAAAATTGTGGCCATGGATACACAGGTTCTTCCCCGTTCACCAATCCTTGATTTTGATTTTTAGCTTCTTGGGAAATGTTATAATGTTGTCTATTATCTACTCCAGGCGCCGAAGACGGATTATTTAAAATAGAGTTAACTCTCGCCGGATGATTCCTTACTTTCCAAGCATTAGTATGAACTTCATCCATTAGTCTAATGAAACCCTCGGCAGACGCCATAATAACCGCACTAATATTTCTTACGGTTGGTTTAAACCCTAAACCTACCGATGAACTTTCAATTTTGTTAGATAAGTCCGTAGTAATTTCAGTTTCATATTCTAATAATTTCTTATTAGATTCAGTATCCATCTTATTTAATAAACGTTGGAATTCACTAAAATTATATACGGGGGGAAATACAGTATTGTTATTGTTTGTTTCTTTTATTGGACTTAATTGTTTAATAATTAATTTTTCTTCAACTAGTTTGATATCGGCATCGGTTGGTAATAAAATTCCTGTCTGTGATATTGTTGTTCGATATAAATCAATTTCACTTAATGAAATTTGTTTTAAAAAAGTATTATATGTTATACTATTTTTAATTGGTGTTTTACTTTTCTTACCTAATGTTGGATTAGTTTCTAATAATTTATTAAAATCAGTTACATACCCCGAAAGGAATGTATTCGATTCTTGTCTTATTGTTTGATTTTCAAGAAACTCTTGTTTAAAAATAAAAACTTCTTCACCAGTTCCTTTTAATATAATAGGTTTAGGGTTCATATATTTATTAAACCACGATTGACTTCCCGAGTAAACTTCAATAAAATAATTTGATAAAGTTTCTTGATAATTTCTAATATTGGTTAAAGGTTCAATAACAACTGGTGGGTATGATTGTTGAATCGTCTTTTCAAAATCTTGTAGTTTATTCATCAGTTGGGTTATCGTCAATTCAGGGAAATCAAGACTAATTAAACCTTTTGATTTATATTCACTGTAAACTTCAACAATTTTTTGGTATCCCTTTTCCGCAACAAGTTCTGTGACAACATTATTTTTTGATATTGATGATTCTTTAGATATTACATTACTTTTAGATTGTGACTCAATATTCTTGTTTGAACCTCCTTCAGGTGACGTTGTTGATTTTGAAATATCAAAAATTTTACTATACATGTGAGGTGTTGCTAATAAGCTCCCCATTGATATTTCATTTAATATATTAAATTTAAACCCCGAAAAGTCTAATTCAATTGAATAATTACCACTAAACGTATTATATCTCGCATTAAATTTTAAAAGGTTCAATTGATATCTAACCGCTTGCCCATAATACCCCTTAAGTGTAAGATAAAAAGGGCAATATGGCATATTAAAAAATGCGGCATATGGCGAATCATCCCCAAGTTGAAATAATGCTCTTCCTTGGACATCTTCAAGCGTCATACTAACCGTAGGGACAAATGAAGTATTTGTTTTGATGTTAATACTTGTTATACCGAGTAATCCATTATCTGTCGATTTTTTACCCGGGTTGGAAAGTGATGATTTTATATATGGATTTTTCCCATTTGGTGGTGTAATTATTTCTTCCTGTATTTGATTATCACCTAAACCATTTCTAGTGTTTTTACCAGTCAATTCATCATAATAACCTGTCGTTAAGAAAGTTTCTTCGGTTGGTTTTAGAAAATTTATGGCCGCGATTGAGATAGTTCTATTTGTATCATTTGGTGCAGCACCAATTGACAATTTTGTTCTCGGTAATAATTCCGCCTCAAGATTAACATACATGACTAAATTTTCATGGTCAACTAACCTTTCTTTAATATTACCAAACGTATCTATAGTTTTATTTGGGTCAACAACTGCAATGTTTTGATAATCAAACTCTACTAAAATATTACCACTTTTATCTCCTTGTAAATTACCTGCCATAATAATAAAAATATTCGGACACCGCCGCTTTATAGTCTTGTAATGAAGGTAGTAAAGGATATGGGATTATCAATACCGCACCGTCATATATATTATTTTCTAAACCGCCAAATTGGGGATTTGCCTGTAAAATTAACCAACCGAAAAAAGGTGAATTGTAAAATTCTTGTGAGACAACATCTAATCTACTTCTACCTACTTTATAAATAAATGTTTTATCTGTTGTCTTTTGAACAATGTTTACAAAAGGAACAACAGTTTGTTCACCATTAATTAAAAAGTCACTATATCTATTCCAATATTGATATGCCATTAGTTAAGTTTTGCTTTTGATATAAATACATTAGCAGGACTTTCGTCATTCCATGTTTTATTGTTTGTATTTTGATTTTCAACCCACCCTAAACCTTTAATTAGTTTTTGTTGTGCTTCATTATTCGGACCTTCTGTAGTATATGTAAATGTCCTTTTTTTCTTTAAATTAAATGGAGTATATTTTAAAAAGTCCTTTAATTTATTTTTCTCCATTTCATCAATAAAAAATTTAGTTATTGCGTTTTCTTCTTCAAATACAGGTTTTGCAATTGTTAACCAGTATTTATCAAACTCCACACTTAAATTACCATTATCACCTTTACCTATTAATGTAGAATTACTTAAAATATTACCAATTAACGCGTTCTTAAATGATTCATATTTTTTAGAATCTACCACATCATTAGATATTATCATATAAACCCTTCTAAAAACAAATCCATTATTTCTATCAAATAATTTGTTTTGGCTAAATGGGTTAAAAACTTCTTCGGTTGAGGGTTTTTTATTATCGTTTGGTTCAAAAACTAAATTACCCGTATAAGTTTTATTATCATATGTAAAAGTATTTGCACTCGATATAATTTTGTTAAATTCAGTAATACCACTTTTAATTTTTTTCACATCATCATATAACTCAATTAAAGTATTCGGGGCATTATTTGAACTAGGGTCGACTTCAGTAGTTCCTGACACATTATATGAAACAATTTTACCATCTTTTAATTGATACCCGTCAGTTCCTGTATTTGTCACAGCGCTATAACTAATAGTATTTACCCTACCAATATACCCAATATAACTTTGTTGGGTTGAAACAATGCCGTTAGTTATATTAGTAATTGCGTTTTGGAAGGAACCTCTTTTATTATTAACAAAATTTGAATAATTTTCTTGGAGTTGGTTTACAAGTCTATTTGTAAAATTTTGGTTTGCAATAAATTTAATAAACCCTTCGTCTTCTTTTTTAATATCCTTAATTAATTGTCCAAATATTTCATTAGTTCTTTTTTCCAAATTATATGGTTTACCAAATAAGATAGTGTCCGAATCTTTTGTTAACGTAAATTTACCCCTTTGATATGTTCTTTCTAACATCCATTGTTGACGAACCGCATTATTATATTGATTAAATGATTCTCTATTTTTATTAACCACATTAGTAAAATAATTTTGAGTTTCTCCAACCATTTTATCCATAAATGAACTATAACTAATTGTTCCCGTTTGACCACTTTGACTGACGACATTAGTAATTATTGTTCCGATAGCACTGTCATTTGTCTGACCATTATTTGGTGAGGATTGGTTAATTGTTGGCGGAGCAACACTTTCAATCGCAGATTTTAAAAAGTCGGCATCAATTACTTTATAACTCAAATCAGTTGAATCCGCTCTATCATCATAAATTTCTGTATTAGCGTAATAATTGAACGTTAATGCATTTTGTAGTTTATCTACTGATTCTTTTAATCCACTACCTCCAACAAAATTAAACCCTAAAGTAATATTCGCAATCATTGGTTGGACTCCAATACCTTCCGGGTTTAAATCTAATTCTTCATAAGTAATACCCAAACTTGTTGGGATTATTTTAGTATTATAAAAATCCCCAACCCGTAAAATTAACACCGGTGGTGCCCCAAATGAAGTATTGGTTGCATTATTATACGTAAGAGTTTTACTTCCTCCATTATCTACCTTAACCGTCGGGATTGTATCGCCAGGTCTCATACATTGTTGTAAGAAAGTTAACCTCGAATTAAGCCCTTCAGGGGTGATTGAATGAAATCCTGGTTGAAAAAACTTCAACTTATCTCTAAGGTTGTCATAAACCATAGGACTTTCCTCTTTAATCGCCTCAAAATAATCACATTCAGATAGTAGGGCACGTAATACTCGTTTACTAATATTATCCTTTAACGTGACTTTTGTTTCTATTGTTGGGACAGTTGTTGTTGTTTTAACAACATTACCAACAAGAACTGTAGTGTCTTTTGGTGGTAAATCCGCCGGAGGGGCTTTCAATGTTGAAGTTATTTTTGATATGTAAGCTCGTCTACAAGCCATTGCGGTTGTCGTAAATATCTCCGAATTTGGTGGATTACTATTAGCATCAGTACAAGATACTTTTTCGTTTTGAACAAATTGCTTAGTTTTTTCATCGTATTTACTAACTTCGCTTGTCTCCCCTAAACCTAAACCCACATTAAATCGTAATCGTCCACTTCGCACATAGTCTTGCATTCTAGTATTACCTGTAATGTATATTATCGCAGATTGTATTCTTCTAGCCGACAAGTCGGCATTAGAGGCGGTGGACGACTTTGCGGATGCGGTTGCTTCAAAATTTAAAGTTATTGTTCCCTCTATGTTTCCATCATTGTCAGTAGAATTAATAAATTGTTTATCTATTTCATTTATTAATTCATCAATTCGATTTTTATTTGGTATAACTACGCTATCAAAAAACGAATTTGTTGCTTCAGGATTTTTAGAATTCGTGTTATATAAGTCCCTACTAATATTATTAGTGTAGTTAGTATATGTTGTTTGAAAATTAACATTATATGTTAAAGGTATTGCATTTTCAAAGTAAAATCCTATATTTTCAAATTGTTTTAAATTATTTTCAGTGGCATTAACTGAACGATTATCAGTTGAGACTTGCGGAACATCTGAAATTGTTTTAACCGAATATTCAATTTGTTCTTTTGTTAATTCTTTAGAACTTAAAGCTGTTTGAAATTGGAACAAATCATTTGGTGATATTGTGTAATATTTTTTAGCTAACTCATATATATCATATTTTCTACATCCCGCAAAAAAAGATTCTAAAATACTATCAATTCTAGTTTTATTTGTTTCGTTTGACAATACTTTATTTACGATAACATTTAAGACCGATGGGTGGTCAACAACAATTTTCCAAGTTAAAGTACCCCCTCTACTTGTATTTTTATAGGTATATATGGGTTCGGGTCTACCAATAAAATCGGTTGGTTGCCAATTGGCTTGTATATTCTCACTAAAGGTTAATCCATATGGTGGAAACCACATTACTCTACCTCCATTAGGACCTCTTTCACATACAGGTAAATCCGAAACCGTAAATCCGGGTGTGTTTGATGTTACCCATGCCAAGTTTTCTATTGAGAACATGTATTTTTTTGCAACCGCATTATTATAAGTTCCAATTAAATTTGTCGAGTCCTGACCTCCTTCTTGTTTATTAGGAGCAATATTTAAGTTATATGTTTTATCTAACACCGAATATGCGAATCTTCTCCCTTCAGTAACAATACCATCGGTTTTCTGTAAATCATTGTATTGTAAATAAGGAGTATCTTTAGCAAAAACTCGACAATATTCCGCTCCTACTTCTTGACCAATTGACCCAACATAACTCAAGACTCTAGAACCTTTCGTTAATTCTTTATACCCATCATTAAAAACTTTAGAAACTTGGTCAATAGCGTTACCAACATGTTGTAATCGTTTACCCCCTTGAGGTTGACTATTAATTATCCTTTGAGTTTCATCAAGAATAGAACCTTGTTTTAAAGTTCTTTCTGTTGATTCAGTTGAGTTATATGATGATGGCCTAAAGTCTTCATCTTGGTTAATCACAACACCTCCAACACCCACTTTTTTACCAGCATTACCTCTATATTTTGTAGAAGTCCATGTAAATCCACCTTCAATACCACCCCCATTACTATATGTTGGTCCGTTTGCCCCCAGTCTAATTTCTTTACTAGGTCCCTCATATAATTGAGCAAGTTCTTGAGGTCCGTAAACAGGTGATTGTTGTTCATTACCAAAAGAATCTACGGGTAATTCTCTACTCGGTGAGAATACTCTTGATGGGTCAGATGTTGTTGACCCAACATAAAAATTAGCATTATTTGTTTGGGTTCCAACAATTACACCTCCCAGTCTATCTAATAATGTTCTATCGTAGTTTGGTTTATATCGATTAAAATTAATATTTTTCCATAAGATAGATTTTTGTCCTCCTCCCGTATTATTGTAAAAAATTTGAGACCCTGTCTTTCCCGCCCCCAATAAATTTGATACAAAATTACCTGCCGCAGCAATTGGGTTGGCAAGTAAGGATTGGGCTATTGTTGATGGTCTTGGAGGATTAATACTTGGGTCAAAATAAGAACCGGGTATTAATGAAAAAGGAAGTTCACTTCCTGCCAATCTAAGTGAAAAGTCTGCCGCCGCGGTTATAGGATTAGACGGGACAGTAATTTGGTAATTGGGTTCAATTAATGGGACTCGACCCGTTAAAATATTAACAACATTCGTACTACTATTAATATTTAAAAAATTTGCACGACCTATAGTTTCTCGAATGATTGCTCGTCCAATTCTTTCTTGGAATTCTCTTCTAAGTGTTCTCGCACCTAATCGAGCAATAAAGGAATCTTGGCTCAAACGACCATTACTACCTTGTGGGTCTGATGATAATAATATTGATAATGGTGAATAAGATGACGAATTAAATGTTGTTGGGTATGGTTGATTATTATATAAATTTGGGATTCCTCCTGTGAGTCCGTTGTTTATTGAATCCGGAGACACAATTGCTTCTCCAGCATCTAATTGTTGAAGACTATTACTACCATAGGCGTTTAATGGTTGCCATGCAGGTGCAATACCCGGAAATCCAATCTTTGCGGCAATTTGGGCATCGTCTAAAAGTTTTGCGTCTTGTTGTCCAGGTCCATACTCTCCTTTATTCGGTGCGATAACATTAACAGGTAAATCCGGTAATTGTTGATATCCCCCATCATTACCCCACTTATTGAGAGGGTATAACTTATCGGCAAAAAATGGTGTATCAATTAGAGAATCGTCACTATCAACAGGAACCAAATCCGATTGAATTATCTCATAATTTGTTGGAGGAGTTACTTTAGTTGGAGATTTAACATAAGGCACTAAGTTTCTTGAAACTAGTTTTTTTCTAAATCCTTCCGTACTAATAAAATCTAATGGACTTCCCATCTATTTTCTTTTACTTATAAATAGGTTAATGTTAATTTTTTATTCAAAAATTACTTTCTTCTTTCAAGTTCTTTTGATTTTTGAGATTGATATTCATAGATTAATCTTTTGAATTCTTCAGATTCGAAATACGTTTTTAATTGTTGTTGACTAACCCCTGGAGGTGCATCAACTTTAATTGTTATAACCCCCCCAAAATCAATTTTTGTATTAACTTCTTTAGTTGTTTCGATATAATTTTTTTGAGTAGTTCCAACTCCCATTATTTGATTTCTTGATATTGGACTTACAGACATCTGTCCTTTTGGGTTAACATTTTTTGAAATTTGTGCAATATTTTTTGAAACTTGTTTGTTATAACTTTCTCCTGTTATTTCTTTCCTAAAAAATTGTTCAATACTACTACTACCTGTAACTCCTTTTGCAGTCTCATTTAAAATTTCTTTAAGGATTTTTACCCCCTCATCCCCTATTTTACCCGCAGAACCAACTAACATACTTTCAATTTTTGATAAATTATTCGGAATATCCTTAAGTGAAATCGACCCTTGTTGGACGTTACCTATAAGATTCATCATTTTTTGTATCATTTCTCCAGAAAACTCTCTAACTCTTCCTGTTGTTGGCGCTTTCTTTTGAGTAACATCCGCAAATTTAGTGACAATGTTTCTTAGTCCTTCAATATTTGTTGACAATTCAGGTGCTGTTGCAGCACCGAATCTTATCGTATTTAAAATTGCCTTCGCATCAGCCGCCAAATTTTCTGTCACACCCAATTGACTTTTTTGAATATCTTCAAGAGTTTTTGGGGCCTTTTTTTGTTGGTCAATTAATTTATTAAACTCTTCTTGATTTAAATTTTGTAACTCTTTTCTTGTCCCATCATTAAGTGTAACTTCATACCTCTTACTATCTTTACCCATACTAAGAATATTTGTCAAATATTGCTTATCTTCTTCATTTTCAAATTTTAAACCGACACTACTGACTTGAGATAATCTTTTATCTAAGTCTGCCGCCGCCAAGGCCGATTTTGATAATGTTCCTGACGCCAATCCTGCGGCATCTTCCATTTCTTTTAAAATTAACACACCTTGTCGACTAATCTTAAACGATTGTGTTTCTTCACTAAAATATGTAAATTGTTGTCCTACTCTAGCCAAACTATCTTGTAATCCGGCGGGATTTGTCAAAGATTCGTGCATCATTGCAAATGGGTCGACTAAATTACCAGCCAATACTCCTAATCTTTGGAATGTTGCCGCCATGTTAATAGCGTCTTCAGGTCGTAACACTTTTTCTGCAAAATTAAAAGTATCGGACATACTAAACCTCAACATTGAAGCTTGAGCTGCCATTTTTGTTAAACCAATTACTCCTCCTTCAAATTGATACCGATTCATTTTTTCCATGTTAGCGGAAACGTCAGACATTACAGTACGAGCATTTAAACCAACACTTTGGATATAAGTTATCGAATTTTCTAAATTTACCCCAATTTGAGATGTTTCATAACCAACATTTTTAAATTGGTTGGTTAATTCTTGAGCACTAGTTCCTAAAATTTTAGAAGCGGCATATAGTTTTGAAACAACAAGTTCATTTTCAATAACATTTCTATTTGATGCTTCAGCAATTTGAGAAATTGTTGCAGTAACATCTTTTAAACTACCTCCCAACTTTGTGACAACTACGGAAGAGTTCGCAAAAGCAACATTCATTTCCTGAATCCTACTTCTACCTAATGTAAAATTTCTATTTAATTCATCACTATAGTTAACCATGTCAGCAATAGTACCGCTAACTAGTTCGACTGGTGACATGATTTCACGTAGAGTCTTATTTAAATCCTCTAATTTCTTTCTACTTTCGTCATTTAAATCGGCCATATAATTTAATTATTATCTATAAATAGATTAAGGTTAGTTTTTTAGTCTTTAGTATTATCTTCAACCCATTTATCTAATAGATATTTTCTTACAAAAATTGGCATTTGTAAAAAATCTTGGTATGTGACTTTCATTAAGTTATTCAGATAGTAAAATTCATCTATCTGATTTTTTCTATAATCAGAAGAAAGGGCGAAAAAATTCGACCCCAAACCCAACATTCACTGTCAGCTTTTCTCCGGACGGGGCCATTATTGTTTTAGTCATATCCAATCTAGGTTCGTTTTGATTCATAAAATTTCTTATATATTTGGAATCCGCGATTGGCATGGATTCAACAAATTTTGCAATTGTCGCTTTATCATTTGAACCTTCAATTTCAACAATTTCTTTTTGTAGTCTCCAAGTAATTTTAGGGACAACTCTACCAACAGGATAGGTTTCACTTAAACGAGAAATTTCCATAATTTCACCATAATTTAATGGTTTTATTTTAATAGTAGATTGTGATTTTGGTAATTTTATAGTAAAGGTTCCGTCATCATTAGGTTGTTGACCTTCAATAATTGGTAACTCATTTAATAAAACCGTTGTTTGGAATGGTTTGTTTGTATTTGGGTCATTAAGATTTAAATCTATTTCAGGTCCAAATGCAGTGTTTCTTAGAAATATTAAAATTGATTCTACATCACCTTCAATTAAGTCTTCAACTCTCATGTCCGGTTCATAAATTTTTGACCTTAGTAAATTTATCGTAATATCAGAATTACTTCCCATTAAAATGTTTTCATCAGATGCTGTAAGATATCCAACTTTTAATGCCTTTTTCTTGTTCTTATAAAATATACCTTTAGATGGTAATGGCACCACGTCATGTGGTAATGTAAAATTTTCTTGACCGTAGTCTCTTGATTGTGTTTCCATGTATAAAAAATTAACCGTAAAGTTTATTGCTTTACGGTTAATTATAACTTAAATAAAAATAATAGTAAATGCTAAATGCAAATTAATAAACTAATACACATCTATCCATACGAAGTTGTGCGGTAATATCCGCTAATGCGTCTTGACTATAACTTAAAGCTCCAAAATTAACATCAGTTAAAAATGTTCCATAAAGAATCCATTTTTCAACTACAACCCCTGTTGGGTCTAACATTTCAAGGTCGATATCTTTTTTATAACCCGCAGCATAACCCATACGACCGGTAACAGATTCGGCATGTAGACGAACCCACTCCATAAGTGCTTGAGCTGCTGAAGGACCAATCGGGTCACGGAATTTAACCGAAATTGGGTCCCAATTAAATCTACCAGCAACAAATGTTGATGTATTTAAAAATTGTATTTCAGTTGGTGCAATTTTAATAGTTGGTCTTGACGCACTCTCAACAAACCATTCATTTATCCCTAAACTTGATGGAAACCTTAAAATAAACCGGTTCTGTCTTTTTGGTTCATAAGGTATGGGCATTTTCATTAATAAATCAGCCATGTTATTTCAATTTTGTTTTTTTTGTGTTTATATCTAATAAATATACTCTCGATTAAAATTTTTTTCTATTTACTTTTTTTTTAAAAAAATTATTATCTATTTATATTCCTTTTTAATTCCTCCAGCAGTAGAATAAGTCTTAACTATGTTATCTGGTTTATCTTTAAAATGTTTACTCATTACTTCTACATTTTTAATATCATCATCTGAAAATCCTATTACTGGTTCTTTTGGTATAAAATTATTTGAGATTTCATTTTTAATAAATGCTCTTTTATTTAAAATTCCAGCCATTCCTTTTATATATGATACAAAAGCTTCCATAGCTTTAACTTTTAATTCTTCAGGATTAGCAGCACTTCCTTCACCAAAAGTTACAGGGTGATATTTGTTTAATTCTAAATATGATTTAATTAATTCATCATCACTCATTTCATCTTCACCAACAAATGTTCTGTATTTTTTTAAATTCTTAACTAATTCATCTTTATTTATCCCGTTGAAATCACTTACAATGTAATTATACACCGCTTGCTTTAATGTTTCCGGATTATGACCTCGAGCGGTTATGATTGAAAATATTGACCCATTATTGATTGCCTCTTTAAAGTCTCCAAATGCAGGTCCTTCTTTAGCTCTCATCGCATCAACTAAAAAATCTTTGTCACCTTCCGTTCTAAAATTTCTAAATGGATTGTCCGCAAAACCGACAATAGTATCTCCTTTATATTGAACAGGATTTTTACCTAAATCATGTCTATACTCTGCAAAATCATCGGTGCTCATACCAATTTCCTCACCATCTTCAGTTTTTAACATAATTTTAGTTGGCATATGAACAATATTATCATCCCAATCAAAGGCATAATATTTCATATCTGGTGTTCCCTCGGGTTTAAAACCTTCTTTAAGTTGTCTTTTCATATTTGGCAATTAAAGGGGATACATTAGTATCCCCATTAAGTTTATTTTTAAATGTTTTCAAACGAAGCTCCGGTTGGAGTGATAAAGAACTCAATATCGATGAACTCTAATGCCTTCGTAGGTTTTAAGTAAATTTTACCGACTAATCGATTCGCATCTAAATCTTCAGGTGTTGAGGATACCGTTACACGGAAATCAAAAAGACCTCTATCTCTTCTGATTGAGTCTAAAATAGGGTTAACACTATCCAAGAATTGTTGTCTAACGATTTGGTCATTTTGTTCAAACAATAATCTTACCGCCACTGCTGAAATCAACTTACGAGCTTGAAGTAATAATCTTCTTACGTTCAATCTATTAAGTGCAGAATCTGCAACTTGTAAAGTTTTGTTACCCCAAATTACGGTTCCGACATCAGAGAAAGTTGCGATAGGGTTAATTCTACCTTGATACAATGTATCTCTATCTGTCTGTGTAAGTTTTTGTCTAGCTTTGATTGAATTTACAAGACCTCTTGTGTAACCCGCCGATGCGAACCAAGGGAATGAAATGTTATCAGTCAACGCTAAGTTTCTACAAACCTCACCTGTCGGTGGTAAATAAATTTGTGTATTATTAACTGTATCACGAACTAGTATCCAAGGATAGTAAGTTGCAGTATAGTTAGAGTCAATTCCTGTGTTATCTAAGTTGTCGACCGCTTCTTGAGAATAGATAATATCTTGAGGATTTGTTGAATCCGGTGTATACATTCTATAGTCAGGTGTTGTTGCAATATATACTGAATCCGCTCTCGAGAATTGAACCATGTCTATTGCTTCTTCAACAAGATTTGAGTTATTAACATAATCAATTGCCGTTGTTGCAAACACGTTAATATTTGTAGATTCCGGATTTGAAAATGTTAGAATACCAAGTAAATATGCGTAATAATCAGTGTTAGCGAAATCTTGGGTATTGTTTTGAACAACAATTCGTTTGAATAATCCGTCACCTGTTGCGTTAGGATATCTTGAAGATGGTGATGCCCCCGCCAAATAACCTGACGCTCCTAATTGGAATCTATCTTCATTTGTTCTCCATTCTCGATATATATCCCATCCGTCAAAACCTCCAGCAAAACATACAGTGTATTTTCTTGAGAAAATGAAATAATAAGGATTTTCTTGTGTTCCAGGGTCTTCTCTAAATTCCGCAACACCACACTCAAATGCCGTTTGTCCACTTGACATAGAAGTGTTTGCAATGGTTACAACAGTTGCACCTGAATCCATATGGAAACCTTTACTTAAGACATTCCATGGTTGACCTTCAATATTAGGATTAGTAACCCAATTTGAAGGTGTTTGTTTACCTTTATATGTTAAAAATGACTCGTCAATCCCAAATTGAGTTGAGAACCCTAAATAACTTCTTCTAACGATATCTCCAGCGGACTGAACAGGTGCACCACCAACGTTAAAACCGAAAGGTGGATTAGAAATAACTTCACCCGGAAAATAATATTTTGTTTTGAATTTAGGGTATGGTGATGGGTAAAAATCATAATCTTGATATTCTCTTTGAGTATATCCGTAGAATCCACAAGGTAATGCATCTATAGGTGCCTCATCCGACATTTCAACCATTATATATTTAGATATTAGTGCGAATTCACCATTTGAAGACCCTATTTTTTTAGCTATGAAGTTATTCGATGCCGGGTCCATGTTACAATTTGTGAATTTTTCTATCACAACAGGATTTGCGTCCGTATCAAAAAAGTTTCTTACTAATACATCAAATGACATACTATTGAAAGATAGATTTGCAATTGAAACTTTAACTTCAGTGTTTGCAGAATCTCCATCTGAAATTGAAATAAATTTAAATAATTTATATACCTTATTACCTCTTAATTCTGAAACTAAATAAGGTGTTTCCGGTGACTGATATCTTTCTAAATTATATGCAATTGATGATGGATTTTGACTTCTTGCCCCAGGTAAGTCAATTAAATTACATGATAATCCTCTAATATAACCTTGATTATATGCGTAGTCTAAAGACCCTTGGTAAGACTCCTCAACATAAATAGGGACTTCAAATCTTGATTTACCAAAATTATCTACACCCAAGACTTTAGTAATATACTTTGAAGAAGCCGCTAATAGAGAAGTTTCAAAAGAAAATACACTATTATCCTTAGTTATACCTGACAATAGAAATGTTGCGTAAGGTGATTTTGTAATTCCTGAGTATTGTTCAGTACAAATCAATTGTAAATTATTAGGAACCCAAGCATTATTATTGTCGTAATCAATCCCTACTTGGTAAACAGGTCCGTGATTCTCACTAGTACTACTATTAGTATAAAGTGATATACCTCTTGAACGGATAGTTCCAACAACCATGTTGTTAAATTCCTCATAAGCACTACCGGTAAACGTATAAGATTCTCCGATAACAGTACCTGTAAATGTGTTTGACGCACCTGAAATTAAATTTGATACGGTATAATAGAATGAATAACCGGTATAATTACCTGTTAAAGAATTATTATTTTGAAATTCAAAATTAGCGTAATACCAAACATCATTACTATCCGAATCTAAATCATTTTGTACAAAATCAGCTTCACACCCATACTGACTCGCAACTCTAGAATATTGACTTGTAATATTAAAATAATCTGATTGGGGAATTGCACCATATATAACCGCAGTAGTTGCTGAAGTCGAAGGCGTATTCATTATTAAAGTTAAATATGAGTTAAAGTCGTCTTGTAATGTTGAAGTACTACCATCTTCTTGTCTATATTCAACATTTAGATTTGTCGTAACTTGCGTTGGTAGCTGACCTGAAATAAATTCAACAACACCTAATGTTGGGTCGCCAGTGAATGTTACAGAGAACGATGTTCCTGAAGAAGGGTCTCCAATAGTTGTTGGGTCAACATTTGCCGTAACATTAAGAGACCAAGAAGGTCCCGCATCATATCCTGATAAACCAAGAACTCTTGTTACAAATAATTGGTTTGATTGTTGTAAATAAGATTTAGCAATATATGCCGCTTCATATTTAGGTATTTGAGTGTTAATGAATTTAGTTGGTTCTGTTCCACCGAAAAACGCTTGGAACTCGTCATAATTAGTTATGAATACCGGTTCAAACGCCGGTCCTTTGATTGTTTCTCCAACAAGACCTAATGTAGTTACTCCCACACTTTGGGCTACGAAAGATAAGTCCGTTTCAGATGTGTATACACCCGGAGATACGAATACTTTTTGGTTTGCTTGTGCTGTTGCCATTATTTATTAATTCTATTACAGATTTATTTTATAGATAAATATTCTATATTTTATCAAAAAACTTTACTTTTGAGTAACTATTTATAAATGGTAGGAATTAATTCTGCCTTTTTTCTCACCATGAAAACCAAGAAAGAAATTAAGAATATTAAAATATCCCCTGAATCACATA